TCTACATTTTTGCTATACAAAACTTTTTTTATTTTTGCATTTTGTGTTGGTTCAGCGCTATATGCCATTTCACTTGGGAATATGACAACATCGCCTTTATTCATTGGTATTCTAGATTTTGTAAGTCCCATGGATACTGTTATTTGGCCATCAGTGCATATAATACATGTTACTGAAGGCAAAACATCATCTGTTTGCTCATAGATAAATTCAATATTATTTTTTATTCCAAGTTGCTGATCGCATAAATTTTTTAAAAAATATAAAGTTTGATCATCATTATATAAAAGCATTTGATCATCCATTAAAGAATGAGAAAGCTCTAGATTTTCTATTGTCGGATCTATTTTATACATTATGATTTTTTATTTTAATCTTTATTTTATTAGCAAGTCTATATGTACCTCTTGCTGCCGCTTCTGGAAATTTTCCAACTGTTTCAACCTTAAACATACTTGAAAAAATTGCAATAATTATTTTCATTTCTAAAATAGCAAATTGATCCCCAATACACTTTCTTGGGCCAGCACTAAATGGTATATATGCACCTCTAGGAAGATTCTTTTCAAAGTCATCATCCCACCTGCTTGGGATAAAAGAATCTGGGTCATTATATATTGAGCCATCTCTATGTGTCACAAATGGAGACATTATTACATTTGATCCTTGTGGAATAAAATACTCTCCTATTCTAACATCAACTGCAGCCATTCTTGGAAGTACCCACAAGGAAGGATTAAGCCTCAAGGTCTCTTTAATAATGCTATCAAGTAGTTTAGAATCGTTAACATCTTCTATAAAATTTTTAGATTCAATAAGTTTTTTAGATTCAGACACTACTGAAGAATAAATATCTTGATTTGCATGTAAGTAAGAAAATATCCAAGATAAAGTGTTGGCTGTCGTTTCAAATCCAGCTAAAATAATTGTAAGGACTTCATCAGAAATCTGCTGAGGAGTCATATCTGAATTTATTAAAAATGTTAATAAATCTTCTTTTTGATCTTCATCTGCTTGTCTTTCTTTAATAAGAGAAAGTGCAAACTCATGTAAATCTAATGAAGCTGTTCTAAATTTTTTAAATACTGGTAATGGAGTAAAATCATATCTGTCTAAACCAGCCGCAATAGTTCTTTCAACAGAATCCATAGATATTTCCATATTTTTTCTTACTGAAGATGAATCCTTTTTTTCTGTAACGCCAAAAAGTGCTTCTAAGACTATGTCAAAAACTAAAGAAACCATTTGCTCGTGTAAATCTAATTTTTTATTTGACTGGTATAAAAAATTTGCTTTTTCAGTAGCCTTTTCAACCATTACTTTTGAGTATTCCTCTACAATTTTTTTATGGTTAAAGTTTGGCTGGATCATTCTTCTATTTTTTAAATGACTTGGCTGCTCAGCAGTAACAAGCCCATCTCCAGCAAATTTTCTAATTCTATTCCAAGCGTTACCTTTAATAAATTTATTTTGTTGACCAACTAAAATTTCATAGGCTAAATCTGGTGAGAATGCAGTTATAGTTAATTCGTTACCAATAAAAAAGGATGAACATGGTCCATGATGATCCCTAATATCTCTAAAAACTTTTGCTTTATTTTTCCATGACTTAAAAAGCAATTCTGTTGGGGATATAAGCTTTGGTATAGAGTCCTTAAACTTGCTATTAGCTAATTTTTTTCTAGTTATAACTCTAGGTACAAATGGGTACTTTCTTTTTTCATTAAAAAATGGAGAAGTACTTTTTTTCATTCTTCATCCTGTGGGGTAAATGAAGGGGATGGTCCAAGAAGGTAACCTGACTCATGAAAATCTATAACCTTTGAAGTTTTGTCTGGATCTATATCATTAGCAATTACTGTAAGCAAATCATATATTCTGTGCAACATTATATAGTTTACCATTGGTAGGTTATCTTCTAAATTATTGCTTTGCTCTGTCATCTGGCCTCCCTAAATCTTCCCAAAAAATTTCTCTTCCCATTGCATCAGTTATTGGCATTGGCTTTGATTCATTTTCCATTATAACCCCTTAGACATTAAATGATCATAAAGCTCAAAATCATATTTATTTAAATAATATATTCTATCAATCATTTCTTGTGTCAAAGTTTTTTTAAATTCAGAGCTAGAATTTTCTGATGAATTAACATAAACTTCTTTTCCAAAATGGCCTTTATATCCTTCTTTAGATATAAGGTTATGTAAGTTCCCCATAAATTTTTCTCTATTATCAACAGTGCCAATTAAAGAAAATTCGTCAATATAATCTCTCCATTTATTTTCATTTGTATATTGTGAAATATACCTATTTGTTTTACCTAATGATTGCAAATTATTTCTTAGAGCTAATGACGTTGTAGAAATGTGATCTTCACCTTTTAGCAATGCATTTGCAGCTATATTTGAAATGTCTGTATCCATTGACGATGTTATGCTTTTAGATTGTAAGTTTTTAATTGACGGCTGTCTCGAATATAAAAATTCATAAAATGAATCTAAATTTACTTTTGTATTATCATATAAATGAACTTCATAAATAAAATGACTTATCATTCTGTCAATAGGATTTCTAATTATTGTGAACGAATGTAATTTTTTATTTGCTTCTTTAAAATCTTCTATAGGTTTTCTAAAAAAATGTCCAGATATAAAATTAGAAGAAAGAATTTGTTTTTTATCGTATAGTCCAATAAAATTATTATAGCATTGTGAACCTTCAAACATTCTGAGTACATTTGATCTTAAAGATAATCCAGATGTCTTATATATATGTAAATAATAAAATGATGTTCTTGTATCTGGTGGAATTACATATATTGATTCTACATATTCTTCTTTTTCTTTATTTAAAAGTATCATTCCATGTTGTATCATATTAACTGGCATATTCATTATTGTTTTTTTATCAGAAAATGTTTTAATAGAAGACATTGCTGAAAATTCTCTTGGTACGCCAATTCTAAGCTCTTTTACATCTCCGTAGTCTTTGCCATTAATTATTATTGACATACTTTAATTCTACCGCCTTAATAATTCTATTGTACAGGTCAAGACCAATAAAGTTTTTATACTGGCATTCTAGACAATAAAGAAATATTCTGTCTTCTAGGTCTTGATTACAAAAAAGATTGGATTGGTCTACTGGGCATAATAGCTTTTCAACCAATCCATCTTCTGACATGGAGATGTAAGTTGATACGTATTGTATCTTCATCCCATCCCCTTTACTTTGTCGGAAATTTTAAATAAAATTCCTTAGCTCTTGGGGTCATACCCTTCCAAGCTGACCAATCACTTCCGCCATTGGTCATATAATACGTTATCTCTGCGTTTGTTACTGGGTCGAATAACTCCTTGTTACTCTTCAAATCGAACTTCTCAAGTCTTGTTGGACCTAGGTCTCCGATCATGTTTATCTGAAATAATCCGTAAGAACTATCTCCTGTTTGTCTGTCCCCGTTATATGCAAGCGGTCTTCCATTAGATTCACGCTTTGCTATTGACCAAGCTTTCTTAAGGCCTGATCCTTCGAATCCTACAGTTTTGAGTAGGGTTACTAGCTCTTCGTCTGTAAGCATCTCAGATGGCTTGTAAATTTCTTTACTAAAACTATCCAAGACTTCTTGCTTTAATTGGGCTTCAGTTTTCACTAAAGGTTCTGTAGCGGTTAAAGCAATTGATGATGGACTTCCAGAAAATAAAAACAGTGTTGCCACTGCTATTACTGTCCAGTTGTGAATCAAATCACTAAACTGCGTCTTTATATTCTCCATTGGCATTTCCTCCTATAGAGATAACGAACTACAATCATAGCATTGGGTTTAAGTTACTGTCAAGTCAGTTAACTAGAATTAAAAGTATACAAACTACTCTTTATATATTATAATATATCTTATATTTATTAATTTATTGATTTACTGACCCCCCGACCCCCCTATTGGAAGTATACTATTTGTATTTTCGATGTCAAGCGTTCTAGTCAATTAATAAAATACACGCTTAAATATAAAACATTCTGATATCTCTTCCTTAAAGAAAGTTCTTTTGGTAGAATAGGAACTCACACAAAAAATATACCGCAGGGCGGAGAAAAGGCGACACATGAAAAATACTATTGAAAATCCATATGAGAACTTTATTGCACTATCTAGATATGCTAAATGGGTAGAAGCAGAAGGACGTAGAGAAACTTGGGGAGAAACAGTAGATAGATATTTTTCTTTTATGACAGAACACCTAAAGCAAAACCATAATTATATTCCAAATGAAAAGCTAGTTGCGGAATTAAAAGAGTTTGTTTTTGAACGAAATGTTATGCCGTCTATGAGATCTGTAATGACTTCAGGTGCTGCATTAGAAAGAGATAATGTTGCAGGATATAACTGTGCTTTTCTTCCAGTTGATTCTCCCCGTTCTTTTGATGAAACAATGTATGTTCTAATGTGCGGAACTGGCGTTGGGTTCTCAGTAGAATACAAGTACATCAACAAACTTCCGCCAGTCCCAGAAAAACTTGAAAAGTCAGATACAGTTATTGTTGTTGAAGATTCAAAACAAGGTTGGGCAAAAGCATATCGTGAGCTGTTGGCTTTACTTTGGACAGGACACATTCCAGCTATTGATGTTTCAAAAGTTAGACCTTCAGGGGCACGTTTAAAAACAATGGGAGGCAGATCTTCTGGGCCACAACCATTAGTAAATCTTTTTGATTTTACAATTGCTAAATTTAAAAATGCTACAGGAAGAAACTTAAAGCCAATTGAATGCCATGATATTATGTGCAAGATTGGCGAAGTTGTTGTTGTAGGCGGTGTTCGACGCTCTGCAATGATATCTCTTTCAAACATTAATGATATTGAAATGGCACAAGCCAAATCTGGTAACTGGTGGGAGCTAAGCCCTCAACGTGCACTATCAAATAACTCTGTTGCATACTCTCGCAAACCAGAGATGGAGCAATTTATTGCAGAATGGAAATCTCTTTATGATTCAAAGTCAGGAGAACGAGGTATATATAATGTGGCCGCAGCTCAAGCCCAAGCAGCCAAATATGGAAGAAGAGATCCAGATATACACTACGGAACTAACCCATGTTCAGAAATTATTTTACGTCCTTACCAGTTTTGTAACCTTTCAGAAGTCGTACTACGTGAAAAAGATACAAAAAAAGATATTCAACGCAAGGTTGAGCTTGCTACAATTCTTGGCACATGGCAATCAACGCTAACAGACTTTAAATATCTTCGTAAGATTTGGAAAGACAATACAGAAGAAGAAAGGCTCCTTGGTGTTTCTTTGACTGGGCAGTTCGGACACAAGTTTATGTCTGGCAAGGAAGACATTGTATCCTTAGAGGCATTTCTTATGACGCTTCGTGAAAAAGCAAGGGAAGTAAACAAGGAAGAGGCTGGGAAAATTGGGATTCCTGAGTCTGCTGCTATTACATGCGTAAAGCCCTCTGGAACAGTGTCTCAATTGGTCGGGGTATCTTCAGGAATGCATCCATGGCATTCACCATATTACATTCGTACAGTTCGTGGTTCAAAAGGAGATCCAATTTCTACATTTTTAAAAGAAGTTGGAATTCCAGTCGAAGATGACGTAATGAAGCCAAACGATACATACGTATTTTCATTTCCAGTTAAAGCTCCAGAAGGAGCAATTGTTAGAAATGATTTAACAGCAATTGATCACCTTAACATCTGGCTTGTCTATCAACGTGCATGGTGTGAGCATAAGCCATCTATTACAGTTTCAGTAAAAGAAGACGAATGGATGGAAGTAGGTGCTTGGGTATACAAAAACTTTGATGAGGTTTCAGGAATATCATTCTTGCCTCATTCAGATCACACATACAAGCAGGCACCATACCAGGAAGCCTCCAAAGAGGAGTATGACGACCTTGTAGCAAAGATGCCAAAGAATATACGCTGGGAAGACTTGTCCTTTTACGAGACAGAAGACGGAACTTCAACCAACGCTACTCTCGCATGTAGCTCGGACGGAAACTGTGAACTTGTAGATATTTCAGCTTAGTGGTAAACTTATAGTATTCGGGAAACCGAAAATTCCTGGGCACCCGCCCACAAGGAGATGACAATATGGCTAAATTCGATAAAAAGGATTTAAACAAGGATGGAAAGGTAACAATGCAAGAACAGATTCTTTCAGCGCTATCAACTTACGGAAGAGCATTTATTTCGGCAGCCCTTGCCCTATACATGACAGGGAATACAAACCCAAGAGATCTTTTAATGGGAGCGTTTGCAGCTGTTGCACCCGTACTCCTAAAAGCACTCAACCCAAATGAACCAGCTTTTGGATTTACAAATAAAGCATAAATAAAATAGTCAATTAAGAATACTCCTGTGCTAAAATTAGTACAGGAGTATTCCTATATAGGAGACTATGGCATATGGCAGGACAGAAGAATTTTGAAGTAGATCAAAATGCAACATTTAGTTTTATATTACAATATAAAGACGACGATGGTAACGCTATTGATCTAACAGGAGCATCAGCAAAGATGCAGATTCGTGATTCAAAAAGCAGTACAAAGTTAGCAGTAACTTTAACTTCACCTTTGGGTGGAATCACTATCGATGGTCCAACAGGTACGGTTTCAGTGAAAATGACACCTACACAAACTAATAAACTTTTCTATCCAAAGTCATCTTATGACATTATGATTATAGATTCTAATTCGAATAAAACAAAACTCCTTGAGGGCTTCATGACCTTAAATAGATCGGTAACAATATAATGTCCGAAGTTATTGTTGTAAATGAAATAGTTAATGACGTAGTCGTATCCTCTCCAGGACCGCAAGGCCCTAGAGGTAGAACTATATTAAATGGCAACGGTACACCAGCAAATAATCTTGGACTACAAGATGATTTTTATTATGACAAAGAAACGTCAAAATTATATGGTCCAAAAACCTCTGATCAAACATGGGCAAATTCAGCAGTAATAACATTAACAGCAAACACGCTATCTTATTCTTGGGAACTTGCACAGTTAACTGGTCCAAGTAGCGGAGTTTATTCTTTATTAATACAGCACAACCTTGGATACAATCCGAACGTTACAGTAAAATCAAGCGCTGGAGATGTGCTTGAAACTGGCATAGATTACAACAACACAAATTCGATAACATTGACAATGGCTCAGCCATTTTCAGGGACAGCACACCTGTCCTAAAAAGGAGATAGCAAATGGCAAAAAAGTTTTTAGTTAGTATTGATCTCAACAAAAATGAGTTACTCAATGCTAGAATTCAAAATTTAGGGGCAGCACCAAGCAGCCCAGTATCAGGTCAGGTTTACTATAACACTGGCGACAACGTTCTGTATTTCTGGAATGGCACACAATGGATTTCTACTTCTGGTTCTTTAGAGGTAATTACAGATGCAATTGGGTCTTATGTAGAAGGCGGAGTTGGCTTAACAAAGTCATTTAATGATGCAACTAACGTAACAACAATAGATCTAGATAATACAGCAGTAACCCCAGGAACATATGGGTCTACAAGCAAAACCGTAACATTTACAGTAGACGCACAAGGACGATTGACCAATGCATCTGATGCAAATATTTCAATTAACCTTGCCACACAAACTACTGGTGACTATGTATCAACAATAATTGGTACAGCCAATGAAGTAACAGTTGCTCCAAACAGCGGATCTAATGCAGCAGTAACTATTGGACTTCCAGACAACGTAACAATATCTGGAGACCTACAAGTTAATGGTAACCTTAATGTACAGGGAACTTTAAACGCTGTAAACACCACAGAAATTGATATTGCAGACAATACAATTAGACTTAATACTGGCTTTGCAGGAACACCTGTTGCAGATGCTGGAATTATCGTTGAGCGTGGTACACAATCAGATGTTTCACTAGTCTGGAAAGAAAGCGCATCCCAGTGGCAGCTAACAAATAACGGTGCAAACTTTCATGGAATTGCCAGAAAGTATGCAGCTGTACTGTCAGACTCTTTAACAACATATACGGTAACACACAATCTTGGAACTTCAGATGTAACAGTTCAAATTTACGAATCAGCTAGCCCATTTTCACAAGTTGAGGCAGATGTAAAAAGAACAAGCTCAAATGTCGTAACAGTAGATTTTGCCCAAGCACCAACAGCTGGACAATATAAAGTTGTAATTGTAGGATAAAATGTCAAGAAAAATGGTTGTTCCTCTTAACCTATTAACTATGTCTACGGATCCAGTTTCTGCAATTGAGGGCGATGTGTATTTTAATGTTTTAACTAAAAACATAAGAATATATAATGGTTTATCTTGGCTAGAGCTAACTCCTCCAAGTGACGACCCCACACCATTTTATCCACATACGCATGCTTTTGATGGATCAGTACATAGTATTGATGTCCAAAATGTTATACGATTTGATTCATTTAATGATCAAGCAGGACCGCAAGCAAATATCCCACAAGTTGTGGGAATAGAAGGAGGAGACCCTATGTCTAATAACGATAATGGAACTTATCAAGATTTAACTCTTTTAGATGGTGGAGAGCATAACTCTATGTTTGAGCCAGAGATAGATGATACGATTGTTGACGGAGGCTCTGCAGCACCATCCGCAATTGAGGATGAAATTTTAGACTTGGGAGATTCAAACTAATGGCAATAAGAATTCAACTTAAAAGAGACTTATCTCAAAACTGGACACTTAATAACCCAGTTTTAAAAAGCGGAGAAATAGGTATTGAAACAGATACCTTAAAGTTTAAAATTGGAAACGGCGGAAGATGGAATGATCAAGCATCATATGCATTTAAACCTGGAGAAGCAAACGGTTTAGCTACACTAAACTCAACAGGTAAATTAGCAGTTTCACAGCTACCAGATAGTTTTTCTATTAACGCCGATATTGCAAATGCATTATCTTTGCTATCAACAACCAATTTACCAGAAGGTACAAATAAATATTTTACCAATGCAAGAGCAATATCTGCAGTTGGAACAGCAATAGCAGATGCAATTGCACTTGAAGTTACAAATAGAAATCAAGCAATATCTACAGCCAAAACAGAAGCAATTGCAACCGCATCTTTAGATGCAGCATCTAAGGCTGATGCTGCACAATCTGCAGCAATTTCCGCAGCAGCACTAGATGCAACTTCTAAGTCTAATGCCGTGCAATCTGCAGCAATTTCCGCAGCATCTGCAGCAGCTGATACAAAAATAACAAATTATAATGCATCTGTAACTGGAGCAATTAGCTCTGCGGTAAATGCAGAAGCAATTGCAAGAAATGCAGCCATAGCTTCAGCAACTGGAGCTTTAACGACATCAAATATTGCAGAAGGGTCTAGACTTTATTTTACGAATGCTAGAGCAGTAGCTGCTTTAACTGGCAGCCTTACTACTACTGGAATTACAGAAGGATCAAACTTATACTTTACAAATGCTAGAGCAGTAGCTGCTTTAAATGCAAAAACATCAGAAATTTTAGGAAATGCTTTAGATGCAGTTGATGCACTAGATATAAAAATTACAGGCGCAGGCGGATCAATAGATACAGCAATAGATACAGTATTAGAAACAACTGTTCTTGAAGCAGATAGAAATATATCTGGTGGTTTTGCTGGATTAGATTCAAATGGATTATTACAGACATCTGTTATACCATCCACAATTGCAAGAGTTTCGGATATATCAAATGCTGTATCAAGTTTAGTTAATTCTGCACCAGGAGCGCTAGATACACTTGGAGAATTAGCATCTGCTTTGCAATCAAATGAAAGCGGAGTAACTGCATTAACCACATCAATTGGCCTGAAGCTTTCAACAACAGATGCGGCATCAACATATGCAACAATAACAAATCTTGCCCTAAAAGCTCCAATAGCTAATCCTACATTTACTGGAACAGTAACAATTCCAGCAGGAGCTTCTATAGCTGGCTATTTAACAACAGCAAATGCTGCTTCAACATATTTAACGATTGCAAATGCAGCATCTTCTTATGTTACATCTACTGGCTTACAAAATACATTGACATCTGGAGGATATCTTGAAGAAGCTGATAGAAACGTAGCGTCTGGTTTTGCAGGAGTAAATGCAAGCGGATATATTCTTCCAAGTTTAATTGAAAGCGGAGCTATAACAAATGAAAAACTACTAAATAGCCAAATTACAATTAATGGAAATGCAGTATCACTCGGAGGAAACTTAACAGTAACTGCTGGATATTCAAATTCAAACACCTCAATAGGTTCAAATGTAATATCATATGGAACTAGCGCTACTCCACCATCTGGAACTGCCGTCGGCGATATATATATTCAGTACTAGGAGCTAAAAATGTCTATTAAAATATTTGATGGCTCAAGTTGGAAAAATTCAAAATTAGTTAAGCTTTATGACGGAGCCACATGGCAATTCGCTAAAAAAGCTTTTACTTGGAATGGATCTGCTTGGGTTGAAATATATAGTGGGCAATCTAATATTTCTTTACCAGAATTTACATGGTCTGCTGGATCATTTGGAGCTGGAGTAGGACAAACAGTAAGTGTTAGCAATGGAACTTGGACTATAACTCCAGAATCATATAAGTATCAGTGGCAAAAAGGATACAATGTTCAGGGTTCTACAACGCAATGGGAAGATTTGCCAAATGGAACTTCAAGCAGTTATCTTTTATCTGCAAGTCAAGTAGGATATTTTATTAGATGTAAGGTTATTGCAGTTAATGGGTCTTCAGATAGTGAGCCAGTATATGCATCAATTGATAGCTCACCACTACCTCCACAAAGAATAGCAAATGCAACAGCATTTGTTCAACAAGATGGCAGCGGATATATAAACGGATCAATAAGATTTTTTTGGGATGTTTCTGAAGGTGCAGATGGATATAAGGTATGGTATCAAGGACCAGGAATTCCTTACACAGAATTAACAATTGTTGGAAAACAAAATAACTTATTTGATAAAGATTTTGGGTCTCCAGATTTAGCATTTTTAATTGGCAAAACAACAATGTCAATTTCTGTGCAGCCTTATAATGACACAAGCCAAGCTTTGTCTTGGTGGCAATGGGCAACAGCGCAGCCTAACTTTAAATTTACTGGTAATGGGCAAAGCAAAGATATTCTTGATTTACTACCTAAAAAGCCATCTGTAACTTCAACAATAGAAGCAATATCTCCATATGTTTATGACACAGCTCTTAGAATTAATTGGAACGCTGTTAATATTAATCAAACTCAGTATGAAATATACTATGAAACATTTAATGATGAAGTAAATGAAATGCAGTGGATTTGGTATCGTGGCCCAGTAATTTCATCAAGCAATTCTGCTTATATACAAACTGGTCCAGGCGTAGAAACTGGACCCTGGAAGGTTAGAGTTTATGGCACAGAAAGAGGATTTTCTGGATACATAGATGCAGTTGCTGGTAAAGCTACATCGGCAAATATTAAGCCAACAGGCGGAACAGCTTTTCTTTCATCAAATGGTGCAGTTTATGCAGGCACCACATTATATGGATCAACATCTGGATGGTATCCAAACCCAACATCAGTACAAGTATCAATTGTAGGTGTTGCAAATAGAACACCTTCCTCAATATCAGATGGAGCAGTATTTGCAAGTGGAGTAAGCCCTTCATACACTGTAGATTCAATAGATGTTAATGCTGGAATAAGATTTAGAGCATTTGCTACCGCAACTACTAGTGCTGGAACTTCCGATCCCGTTGGATCAGCATCTGTTGCTATTGCTACAGTAAACCCACCAACATCTGTAGTAGTCCCAAATTTTGTTGGTCAATCAAGCGCCAGTAATGGAACAAACTATGTAATTTATTATGCGGCAGGAACTGGAACTTCAAACAGCTCAATTGTTGGAAAAATTGCAAGTCAAAGTCCAAGCGCTGGAACTTATTCAGTTCCTCAAAATCAGTTGCCATTAACTGTAAGCGTAAGTTCATACGTATATCAAGAACCAGCCGTAACATATGTATATACTCCAAACTATGTTGGCACATATACTTCAGACGGTGTCAATGGAGATTGGAATTTAACAACAAATCAAAACACTGGAACTTCTGATCCAGCATTAGATGGAAAAATTGTTGCACAGTCACCTATAGCTGGTTCTGCATATGATACAAGATATATTTCATTGCCAGCATCTGTCAGCATTAATAGATATCAATATCAAGCACCAGGATACGCCATATATGTAAGATGTAATGGATTTAGCGGTGCATATAGCGGAGGATACGGATCTCCTTCTGGAGGATCTGGAATGAGTTATATATATGGGCAAACACAAAATCCTAATCTTAGTAGCGATCAAATTATAGCTATATTGGGAATACCAAATGCATGCTATGTTCCTCCATTCGGTTTTACACCATTTGGATTTACTCCATTTGGGTTTACTCCATTTGGGTTTACTCCATTTGGGTTTACTCCATTTGGATTTACTCCATTTTCGTTCACACCAGTTAAATCAATTGGCGCAGACACACTCGTAGCATCAAAGGTACCAGAAGGATTAACATTAGCACATAACCTTTCTGTTGGAGATGTTCTTTATTCTGCAGACATTGAAGGCTTAGATTTAACATCTGGACAAAAATTGTCTGACTATTTAAATAATTGGTCAACCGAAAATCCTGCAATTGATACTAATTTTGAAACAACAATTGTTTCTTTGTCTGCACGAATTGTTGATAAAGTTGTTGTCATAAATGGAAACAAGTATTCTTATTCTCACTATATTTTAATTAAAAGAAACGATGAAGTTAAATTTGTAAAAGTTTATGATGTTCTTGATTCAGATATGGTATTTAGCCCATTGTTTGATTCCTGGCAGCCAATCATAGACTTTAAAGTTCTTGAAGGTAAGGAACTTGTAATATCTATTAATACCGAGCCGTATGATGTATTTTTTACAGATAATGCTATTGTCCATGACTCTCACGAGTTTGATGAGAATACTCCAGGAGTAATAACATCTTCCGACCAGAATCTTTCACAAGCATTAGAAACAATTTATCAAGAATGGAAGCTTTCTCAGGAAAACCCTTCTGTTTAATAATAAATTCTGATATAATTAACACTAGTACATATTTTACAAGGGGGGGCAATGGCAACTTCATTTCCTACATCAAAAGACAACCTATCAAACCCAGCAGCAACAGATGAGCTAACGGGGCATGCTGCACAGCATGCCAACGCTAATGATGCTATCGAGGCAATTGAAAATGTTCTTGGAGTCACAAATTCTGCGGACAGCTCTACAATCACTTATAAGGTAAACAACCTTTCTACAGCAGTCGCTAGTATAACAAACAACACTGATACCATTTCTACGCTTTTGGGCCTAGAAGGAAATAATGATCTTGAAGTAACGGGTATTGAAAACCCTACTCAGATAGATCACTTTGCAGCAGATACATGGAGAAGCGTTCAGTACTCTTTGCAGATAACAAAAAATGCATACTTCTACAGATCTAATCTGACAGCAGTAAGCGATGGAGTCGATGTTCATGTTGTAGAATCCGACATTGTATCCAACACAAATACAAGTCTATTTACTTATACATTTGAACAAAATTCAGGTATAATTAGTTTTAAGGTAGCTCCAGTTTCTGGTGCAATAACCGCTAGATTTACAAGAACAGCAATAAAAATATAATAAAGCAGTAAGAGGAGTCATATAAATGGCAACAGTAGTAAAGAATTTTAGAATTAAATCTGGCCTCATTGTTGAAGGTACAACAGGTACAATCAATGGCCAAAACATACTTACAGAAACAGGCGGAGACGCCTATATCCTCAATCTTGTTGGTGGAGCAACTCTTGTAAAATCTGTAGAAGCAACCCAACTTGAAGTAAGTGGAGCTGGAAAGCTATCCGTAAAGTCTGGCGTATTTGATGCAGCAGGTTCTGCAGCAGCAGCTCAAGCAGCAGCAATCTCTGCAGCATCAGCAGATGCAACATCAAAGGCTAACGCAGCAGCATCATCCGCAATCTCTGCAGCAGCAACAGATGCAGCTACTAAGGTAGCCGCAGAAGCAGCACTTAGAGTATCAGGCGATGCAGCTTCTGTTTCAACAGCAGCAGCAGACGCTACAACAAAGGCAGATGCCGCTCAAGCAGCAGCAATCTCTGCAGCAGCAACAGATGCTACAACAAAGGCTAACGCAGCAAAGGCTGGAGCAGAAGCAACAGCAGCAGCCGCTCTTACATCTGCGATCTCAACAGAGGTTGCAAACCGTAACACAGCAATTGGAGCAGCAGTAGATTCATTAGTAGATGGTGCACCAGCACTTCTCAATACATTAAATGAACTAGCAGCAGCAATCAATGATGATGCTAATTACACAACAACTATTACAACTGCACTTGGAACAAAAGCTAACTCAGCCGATGTTACAACAGCAATTGCAACTGCAAAGTCAGAAGCAGCAACTGACGCTACAACTAAGGCAAATGCCGCTCAAGCAGCAGCAGCAACTGACGCTAGCACAAAGGCTACAGCAGCCCAGACAGCAGCAGCAACAGATGCTACAACAAAAGCCAACGCCGCTCAAGCAGCAGCGGAGGCAACTGCAGCAGCAGCCAATACAGCTCAGCAAGCAGGAACAACAGCATTCACAGCGTTAAACGTAAATGATCAAGCCAAGCAGTTTGCGGCTTCATCTTCTGGAACAGCATCAGTTGCTGGAACAGCTTATGAGTGGGCAAAGGCAGACTATCGCTCAGCTAAGGTTCTTGTTAAGATTGATAACGCAACACATAATGAAGTTTCAGAAGTTTTAATAACATTAGATGCATCAGATAACGTAGCAATTACAGAATATGCAATTGTCGGAACTAATGGATCAAGAGGAACTATTACAGCAGATGTATCAGGTTCAAATGTAAGAATAAGAGTAACTCCAGTAGATAACTCAACAGTTAAAGTATCTGGAACACTTCTTAAATAATTAAATAAAAGGTATGGGGTCCTTCCAAAACCCCACAAAAACAATTAGGGGATATGTGAACTTAAATGGCAACAACAGATAAGAATTTTAGAGTAAAGAATGGCCTCGTAGTAGAGGGCAATCAAATAACACTGGGGTCTACTCCTGTAGCATTTAACTCAGCCTCGAATCAATTAGAAATTTACATCAACGGAGTTTGGGAACCAATTGCATTGGCTTCTCAGGTACCTTCCGCTAATGATATTTCATGGCAGGACATTGGCCTAGCAATAGACTACGATGGCCAGCCAGTATACACAGTTCAGGCAAATGGTGTAGTTACAACTGCAACTAAATTTGCAGATGGCGGAACACCGACATCAACAAGTGCTTCACTCGTTTTTGACTCAGGCGAAATAGCCTAGTTTAAAACAAAAAATGCTATAATATAAAATAGGAGATCAAAATGGCAACAGTAAGAATTCAAGTAAGAAGAGGAACATCTACACAGTGGACCTCGACAAACCCAATCCTGGCAGCAGGAGAAATGGGTGTAGAAACAAATACAAACCTTTTCAAGTTTGGTAACGGAACTGCAACATGGACAGCATTATCATATGCTAACAACTCAGATGTTGCTATTGGAGAAATATCACAAGACGCAATCAATGCAGCCCTTACAATGGGTACTGGTCTTACAAAGACTTATAACGATGGCGCAAATACAATTACAATTGCAATTGACGACACAGTCTGGGCAAATAAAGCATATGTAACAGCAGCAGTAAGTGCCCTTAGCAACACAGTTGACACAACCTACATCCCACTAGATGATAGAGGGGCAGCTAACGGAGTAGCATCTCTTAATGCACAGGGCAAGGTTCCTACATCAGAAACCGACCTAACTGTTATGGCTACAAGAGCATACGCAGAATACCTACAGACACAAGATCTTTTGGCAGTTGATACTCACGCTGCAAAAACAACAAGTGTACATGGAATTCCAGACACTGCACAGATTGCAACTTTAACAAATGTTGCTTCAGCAAGAACAGACCTTAATGCAGCAATAGTTACAAAATTTAATGAATCAAAAACATATACAGATGCAGAAATTGATACCACTGTCGCATATGTAGATACTAAGCACGGTATTGCAATGGCAGCAGCAACATCTGCAGAATCAAATGCTGCTACATATTCAGATAATAAGTCAACACAAGATCGCACATTTACAACTTCAGCAGTTTCTGCACATGAAGTAGACACAACAAATGTTCACGGCATAGCAGATACAACAGCTTTGGCTACAAAGTCTTATGCAGATACAGCGGCTTCAACAGCTCAAACAGCTGCAACTTCAGCTGCATCTTCTGCGTTAGCAACACATGAAGCAGATACAACAAACGTTCATGGAATTGCTGATACTTCAGCACTAGCTTTAACAGCAACTGTTAACTCAGCTCTTGCATTAAAAGCTCCACTTGCCTCACCAACATTTACTGGTACAGTATCTGGTATTACAAAGACAATGGTAGGACTTGAAAATGCTGATAATACAGCAGATTCAGCTAAGCCAATTTCAACTGCAACACAAACAGCGCTTGATCTCAAAGCTCCACTTGCCTCACCAGCACTAACAGGTGTCCCAACAGCTCCAACAGCAGCAGCTGGAACATCAACTACTCAGGTTGCAACCACACAATTTGTTGGAACAGCAGTTTCAGCACTTGTAGCAGCAGCTCCAGCAGCACTCGATACTCTTAATGAGTTGGCAACTGCTCTTGGAAATGATGCAAGCTTCTCAACAACAATTACAAATTCAATTGCTACTAAATCACCAATAGCATCACCAACATTTACAGGAACTGTTACCGCACCAGCAATAACAGCAACTGGTTTGTTAACAGCATCTGCTTCAGGTGTAGCATTTACAGATGGAACTCAGACAAAAGAAGGCGTTCCATCACGTACACCAATTTCACAAAAATCAGCAGCTTATACTTTAACAGCACTTACTGAGAGAGATAACTTGATTGAAGTTTCTTCTGCATCAGCAGTAGCAGTTACAATCCCAGCAGACTCAACACTAAACTACCCAATTGGAACATCAATTGATATTCTTCAGACAGGTGTTGGTCAAGTTTCAATTGCAGGTGCTTCTGGAGTAACAGTTAACGCAACACCAGGATTAAAATTAAGAACCCAATGGTCTTCAGCTTCCCTCTTGAAGAGAGCAGCAAATACATGGATCGTAATGGGCGACCTGTCAGCATAAAGAAACTTAGGAGATATATAAATGGCAATTATTAAAAGATTTGGACAAAGATCACAGGCAGCCAATGACTTCCTTGAGCCTAAGCAGCCGTCAATTACATCAGCAACAGATGTTGGAACAGCACGACCATATAACAATGGTGCAGTAACTGTATCCTTTAGCTTACCAGGTGATTCACCTGCCGCTACTTCTTACACAGTGACGTCGTCTCCAGGTGGCTTTACAGCCACTGGAGCTTCTTCTCCATTAACAGTACAAGGACTTTTGTCTGCTACTGCTTACACATTTACAGTACGGGCATCAAATGCTTCTGGAACATCAGTTGCTTCTACAGCATCTGGCTCAGTCACAGCAACAACAGTACCAAATACTCCAGGTGCACCAAGCGCTTCATCTCCTTCAGCAGGAGCAGATTCAGTATCATGGTCAGCTCCAGCAAATGGTGGTAAAGCAATTACTAACTATCGTTGGGCTGCATCAGATGGAAAGGCTGGAGATACAGCTGGAACATCTGTAAGCGTTGGTCAAGAAATGGGTTCAGCTCAGACATATACAGTTTATGCAACAAACGCCAATGGTAACTCAGGAACATCTGGATCTTCTGGAAACGTCACAACAGCATTTAGCTTTGTTCCGTTTGGATTTGCTCCCTTTGGTTTCACTCCGTTCGGGTTTACACCATTCGGATTTACACCATTCGGCTTCACACCATTCGGCTTCACACCATTCGGATTTACTCCGTTCGGGTTTACACCATTCGGGTTTACACCATTTGGATTTACTCCGTTCGGGTTTACACCAGTTAAATCAATTGGTGCAGATACATTAATTAGCTCAAAGGTACCAGAGGGTCTCGTGCTTGCACACAACCTTTCAGTTGGAGATGTACTATACTCAGCTGATATCGAAGGTTTAGACTTATCAACAGATGTACCAATTGCAGAATATTTTGCTGGATGGTCACAAGAAAACCCAGTAATAAACTCTGCAGTTGAAACAACAATTACAGCTTTATCCGCACACATTGTTGACAGAGTAATTGTTATTAATGGAAATAAATATTCTATATCTCACTACATACTTGTTAAGAGAGACGGGCTTGCAAAATTCATTAACGTTACTGATGTAGTAGATTCAGATCTAGTCTACTCTCCGACATTCCAAGACTGGCAACCAATTATTGAACTAAGAGAGTCAGAAGGAAAAGAGTTAGTTATTACAATTAACACTGAGCCTCATGACGTATTCTTTACAGATAACGCACTCGTACACGATTCACAGCCACTAGATTTAAATGCTCCAGGAGTTATAACCTCCCCAGAACAAAATCTATCTACTTCGCTAGAAGAGCTGTATCAGCAATGGAAACTTTCTCAGCAGGAAAACCCTGTTGATCCAAACAATCCACCAGCTTAATAAATGCTAGACAATATCAAACAGATATTGGACTACGGTTTCAAAAGGGTGATCTGGTATAAAAGCCAGATCATACCTGTTTTTAGGCGCTATCCTAAATACCTAAAGGGATCCTGGATACAATGGACAATGCTAAACGATAGATATGGCGCTAGAGCAATAGAATGCGTATACGTAAACTCCGATCATCCAGAAGGAACAGCAGTATTCTCTAATTTTATTAATAACGATTATCCTGCTTCTTGGGCAACTATTATAATGGGGCAGTACGATAAAAAAAATAATTATCATACAGCCTTTGGAGATAGATTTTATACCTCTATAAATCATAGAAGGAAAAGAATTAACTCCTCGCTTGCCATATTGGGGTATTCAATATTTCTGCTTTATTATAATGTAATGGTAAAACAAGGCGGGGCACATACCCAGGCTGGATTTGATTTACAAATGAAAATGACTAGGCTAATGACATTTATGAAAAGAGTAGATATATCAAAAGAAGAAGAACTTTCTTATATTATGGGTGGCGTAAAACCACAAGTTTTGATACAATCAGATAATGATGCATACAAAGACCCAATAAGACCAGCTGGGTGGCATTCTATGAGTATTTGGGATAAAGATGATAAAAGAGATTAAAGGCGTAGATAATTTTGCCATGTTTAGCGGGTATAGATCTATGGTCGATTCTATGTACGAAGAAATAGTAGACATATCTAAAGGGTTTAATAAAAATATAAAAGATAAAGCAAAAAGGGTTTCTCTGGTAGACAGCAAAACATTTAATTTTTTTGGAATGTATAGCAAAGAAATATACACCTTGTATCATGAAATATGCCTTGCGGCAAAAGATTTGTTTTTAGAAAAGAAAATTAATTTTGAAAGATCTTATCCTTACCTTTATGCAAGAGTTATGGATAACGAACAGATTCCACCTTATGTAGATTTAAACTTTGGCCCTAACTTTAAAACAGTTTTTTTTGGCTTTTATGTAATCAGTTCTAAAAATGATTTTATTTTAATTGACGGCAATAAAACTAATTTAGTTCCAGGCAGTTTAATATTACTAGATCACAACACAAGAGTTCAATTTAATGATATAAGTGAAGAGCTTGTTTTAATAGAACTGCATGTTTCCCCTTTAGAGTATTTGCACAGACAATATTATCAGAAATGGATACCTTTGATATGAGTAAAATAGAATTTATTCCAAAATACAGATTTCTTGCTGGGGTGTTTCCAAAACCAGAATCAATTCAAAAGCACATACCAGAATGGTGGAAGAAACAAGAAAGCTATTTAAATAACGACAACGGTGTTTATAACGGTAACATGCTCCTTACTGTAAAAAAATGCCAAGCAGTATTTGATGCAATGGCTGCAGGATATTATTTATTTTGCCCAATGGATTTAAATATTGACGCTACTGGAGAAAGAGTAAAGTTTGACGTTGCAAATGATGTTATGGAATTTCAAAAATTTCTTTTGGCCCATCACCTTAAAGAGCAGATATCTGAGTACCCAATCCCTCCGTACTTCCATAGCGATGTTTTAAGAATTCACCCGATGTGGCTTGCAAAAACAGAACCAGGTTACAGCTCACTGTTTATTGCACCAATACACGCAGACCACATACCAATACGAGCAATACCAGGTCTTATAGATACCGACGAATATCCTTCTGACGGATATCTTTCTTTCTTTGTTGAAAAGGGTTTTAAGGGGGTAATCAAGCAGGGCACACCATTGTTGCAGGTTATACCTTTTAAAAGAGATGACTGGGAAAGCGAAATCAATAATGATAAAAAGTCTGACGAGATGAATAGGGCAAATCAGCTTTCGGTCAGATCCGTATT